TATGGCCGGCCCTGAAAATATACTTCAAAGCGCTGCCAGTCAAATAGTCTCGATCGCGAATGAAAGTAATGGGCTCAGGATCAAGGGATGCGTAGTGTGACGGGTGAGACACGACATTCTCATGCGCATTATCCTCGGCATACTCATTATCCTTCATTGCTAGGTGGAGAACATTGTCGTTGATAGTCAACTCGTAGCTCTGCTCGTCGAAAGACAGGAATCCTTCCCCACCTTCTTCAGTCTTATACCAAATGCACCATTCGCCAGTGAAATACCGGCAAACCTTCCTGACAGGCGCATCATAATCGTCGGAGACACGGAAACTAATCGGTTCGTCTACGAATTTCAACTCACAGCCAGGATCAATCTGATCGCCTACGATTCGCCGCCGATACCAACCGTCACACTTGTGCTCCAAATAAACACAACGACGACTCCAACATTCAATACGCCATTCACTACTAGAATAGCGGCGGACGTGCACCTCCCAAAAACCCCCACGCCGCGATCCATATAAAAACGGCCGACCACTTTAGACTGTGCACGCTCCACTACATCTAAAACCGTACCTTCACGACGGCCTCTGCGGTCGATACCGGCAGGGCGCACGGTAACAATATCCCCGTGCATCACGCCGCGCATCTGACGCTCATACAAAACAAAATCGCCCTCGCCTGTCGGTGTGAGCGGCACGGCAAAACCAAAGCCGTCTTTATGCGCTTCGACACGGCATTTAACCAATGCCAATTTTTCTGCCGCACATACCGCGCCACGTCGATTAATCAACACCTGGCCATCGCGCGCCATCGCTTTCAGACGGCGCTCGAAGAATTCATATTCATCTTCTGCAATCGACAATTCATGTGCCAAAGCTTCAATTTTTGTCGGCACACCTTTTTGTTCCAATAATTCAATGACCCATTCACGGCTGGGCAACGGATGAGCGTAACGTTGTTTCTCCCGCTCTAAATACGGGTCTTTTTCTCGTAAATTTAAAGATTTAGTATTTTTGTTCATTTTGATGGTTGACATTCTTTTTTTAAAATATATAATAGCTGCTTCTTCGCAGTTCAGATAGTCAACTCTACCTGAAATTGAAGAATAAAGCAAAGCCCAGGTGGCGGAATTGGTAGACGCGCTAGCTTCAGGTGCTAGTGTCCTCACGGGCGTGGAAGTTCGAGTCTTCTCCTGGGCACCAAATAATTTGGTGCTTCTTTGCTTAAGAAAATTTAAATTGCCCAGGTGGCGGAATTGGTAGACGCGCTAGCTTCAGGTGCTAGTATCCTCACGGGTGTGGAAGTTCGAGTCTTCTCCTGGGCACCACTGATAAATCAATCAGTCAAGTTTTTATATTATTCTGATAATAAGTCAGGATAATAGTCCACAGAGAGGTGGATGAGTGGTTTAAGTCGCACGCCTGGAAAGCGTGTATACGTGAATAGCGTATCGAGGGTTCGAATCCCTTCCTCTCTGCCAGATACTAAAGACACCAGCTAACGGTGTCTTTTTTCATATCTGCCCTTCTTAAAAATATTACATTACACTTTTATTTCTCTTACCTTCTAATCAGAAACCTGCCACTCATTCTTATCTTATTACTAAACCTCAATGATTAAAGGGCGGCCGGCAAATTTTTAATAGGCCCCCTCTTCACCCACCAACACACCCACCCCCCACTTTTTTTGTCATTTTTCTTT